TCAGCACCTTCTCTGTATAGCTGCTGCAGTGTCGAGGTGGTGCTCAAGGCATCCATCGGGTACGTCACGAATGTCAGGTTATTAGTGCAGTTGGACACTATTTTTGTAAGAGCCTTAATGGTTTCGCCGTTGAAGTTGAGGTTGGAAACCATTTCACCACCACTTGTGCTTGACCAGAACTTCTTGGTGTTTGCCTTAAGACAGAAGAATCGCTTGAACAGCATCAAGAAGTAGCAGAATCGCTTTCTGTCCTCGGGGTCATTATAACCTATCATGTACCATGAATCGTCTGAGTGCACTAGGGACTTGATAAGCACTTGGTTCTCAGGGTACATCTTGTTGTAGCAGTGTGCTGCATAATAGAAAGCGTAACAATGTAACGTGGTGGATATGTAATTAAGCATGCCCTGTGGCCATCCTGAAGAGACTTCTATACGGTCAGAGAAACCGCGTGGAACCAGGTTCGAATACTGCGTGGCACCCATTTGCCTGTCAAAGATCTTAGGCATGATTTTGTGGAGGTGGTGCCGTTTTTCCATCATTGTCAATCCAGCGAGCTGTAGGCGTCTTATCTTTTTAGCGATGACTTTACTGCTGCGCACGTACACTTTGAACTTCCTAGTGTTGTCCTTTTCTGAGTATTTGCTCTGGTCTTCTGTTGCCTGTGCAGTGTACTTGAACTTGGCAGCTACCATTTCAGTTAAGCCTTCACGGTACGTGCGGCTTTGGTATTCCAGCTTGTTCCGCTTTGGGACCATGATGTTGTTCTTGAGTTCTGCACTAACAGCCCGATCGGGGTTCTCGATGGCCATGTACACAGCTTTAGTAGTTATGTCTGGAGTGTTGATGGGTCTGCCCGGTCCTCTTTGTTCTTTGGCTGAATCAATCTGACGCAAAGGTTGGCCAGACTGGATAGCATTGCTGGCTATTGTGTGTGCTTTGCACTCCTTTTCTTTGTATCCCAGCTCTTCGTACAACTTCAATGATTCATCTAGAGATGTGCTGTGGTAATCTGAGCTGGTTTTCAT